CGCGATGGATCATACTCTTTTAAAGCATCTTTTACAAACGTATCTCTATGATAACGCGATGGATCATACTCTTTTAAAGCATCTTTTACAAACGTATGATCCATCGCGTTATTATCGCTATTGCGATAAAAATAAAACTCCAAAAACTGGTCGGATGTTCTATTCTTTGCTCCAATATTTATATCCTAGAGCAAAAATACCAAGACATCGAGAATATAATTTTTATTTAAGCTTGAGGCAAGCTATAAATTATGTTTTTGATAATTTTGACAAATCCAAACCAATTTCCGCTGATGAAGCAATCCATGTAATGCCAAAGAATACTAGTGCCGGATTCAATGGTTTACAATTTTCTGGAGATGGAACACGTAGAAAGAAAGAAGATATAATACCATTTATACGTGATCAATATCACAAAAACCTTTCTCAAATTAGCAAAGGTCAATATCCTGACGATTACTGTATGTTCGCCATGAGAGGTCACTTGTCTGATCGATTGAAGCGAAAAACTCGTCCGGTCTGGCTTGTTTCGGCGTCAACAATCGTCGCAGAGCTCAGGTATTATTCCCCTTTTTACGACCAACTCAATTCGAAAGAATTTTTTCGAAATCGCTGGATTACTGGTTCAGGTTCATTACCTCGTTTGAACCGTTATCTTCGTCGCCATCCTGAAGCGACTTTTTATAATACCGACATCACTGGTTGGGATTCATATCGTGCTTCATGGTTTCATGTCATGATCATGCGTGAGCTTAAGAAAAAATTAATCTTAACGCCACTTGAGTCAAAAGAGTATGATTATTGCATTGATTCTGCAATATATACTAAAGTCCTTTTCCCCGACGGTAGCGTATGGAAAAAACTAGCAGGTATAATTTCTGGAACTGCTGGAACATTATTATTTAATTCCTTGCTCAACACAATAGCTGGATATACAGTTTTAAGAATGATGAAAGCTTATTCTTTGGCTGGTCAAACTGATTATATGAATCAGATTGAAGATCCAAATTGGCTGGGAGATGATTTTGCTTTTTTCTCTTATTATAAATTTGATCTAGAGACTTTTTCCCGTCTTATGTTCAAGTACTTTAACGTTATAATGAAACCAGAGAAAAATATCATTACTAATGTTATGGATGAACGTAAATATTTAGGTTATCAGCTAAAAGCGGGTTTTTTATATCGAGATGAAAAAGAGTTTTTTCAAGCATTGTTATATACTGAAAGACCGTTTCCTGATAAATTAGGTTTTTCTATATCATTTAGCAGATTTTTTAGTTATTTACTTCTCGGAGGGATAAATAATTATAATATTTTAGAGTTTTTTTATTTTTATATGGGTAAATATAAGAAGGAAGCCTCTACAGTGGATGAAATATACCACACCGGCATTGATAACATTTTTAAATTACTTAAAGATGTTTGGAATGTCAAAATTCCTAGTTTTAATTTAGATACATTAAAATCAATTAATCTAGAATTAATGAAATATGTATTATTATATGGATACGATTTACGTTTCCAAGATCTAATGTGGTAATTAGACCTCTATAGTAAGCTTAGGTTTTTTTT